CACAGATCCATTCTGTCTCTTGGTTATGACATCAAAGACTTTCAAGATACCATGACTGATCTTTCTGATTCTCCCGCAGAACTTGACATGAAGGGGATCGCCGCTCGCCGCTCAAGGATTAGCAATACTCCTTGGACGGCTAGCGCTGTTCCCACGACTGCCCTCGTTTCCTTCCCTGTCCACCCGATGACTGGTACCACCCTCACCACTCTTCCTGTCAACAACACCTTGTCGATGTCCAACCTTGCCTTCTCAGCTCTTTCCTTTGCCTATTGGAGAGGCTCCCTCCCTTACACTTTTGAAGTGGTGGGCAACTCCTACACCAGGGGCGCTCTGATCGTCGTCTATCAACCACAAGGAGATACTACGGCTCTCACTGATATTGACAAAGCTACAGCATATCCCAATGCTGTCATCAATATCGCTGAGACTCGTAAATTCTCTCTTCGAGTTCCTTACAACGCTCAAACACCCTGGTCTCGCACTCCTCTCATCCGCCCACTCAACGGTGGAATGAATCTCATTGCTCCTGACACTCTTGGAACTCTTTCTGTCCTTGTCCTCAACCCAATTCGAACAAACACAGCCTCAAAACTTACCCAACTCGACCTCAATGTCTACACTCACTCAACTGACATTGATTTCCGTGCTCCGTACCTCAATGGCTCCATCGCTCCAACTTCCTGGGAATACAAACTTCCTGTCGTCCAATTCGAACCTGTTCCAATTCCGGTCAAGGCCCTCTCTGAAAGAACCAAGATCTTCTTCCAACGACCTCTTCTCGTCGGCGAAGCAACTGACGGACTTGAACTCCAAGGAAACTTGGAAGTCGAGCCCCTTCCTGGTGCCGAAGTCTTCGGTCCTTCTTCGGACCCCACTTCTACTTCTCTCATGCCAAACTCCCACACTGACATTCGACAGCTCTTAACTCGTCGAGTTCCAGTGTCCTCGGGCTTTCTCACAGACGAAGTGACACTAATCACGATCCCCCTGCCCAACATGGGGACTCGCCACCCAGTCCAAACAACTCCCGACCCAAACATCCGCCAATATCCCGTGCCGTCCTTCTACAATCTGCTTTCAGGTTGCTACGGCTGGGAAACTGGATCGCAGGTCATTTCTTTGATGACTGGCAATTCTAACCTCCACTCTGTCAACGCAGTCGCTCAAATTGTCTACAGCGGAGACGAGAACTGGGTACCCGAGTTTTCTCGCGGGTTCTCAGTTGCCGCCTCAACAGTCGCAGCTTACACAGACGTCCTTACCAACGACGCCTCTCTTGCCTTCAACGTCGCCATGAACACCCGGCGAGAAATTGGCATCCCATGGTACTCCATGGTATCCCAACTTCCCGCCGGTCCGGTCTATCGCCGATCAGATGACAATTCCACTGCCATTCCAGCCTACGTTCCTTTTGCCTTCCTCAAGCTCTACATCAAACGGGACTTCCTTCAATCTGATGGAATTCCTTACACCATCGCTCAAAACGTTGGTCCCAACTTCCAGTTCTCA